TGCGGCTGAAGAGAAGGCCGACAAGCCGGAGGTCGAGGCGCAGGTTGTTGAAGACAACCCGGTCGATGCAAAGATCGACGAGTATCCCACGAAAGCCGAAGACGCCAACACCGTGCTGGTGCAGGCCATTCGCAGCTTCGAGGGTATCGAGGGCGACAAAGGTCCGCGCTCCGAGCCATTCCGCGTCAGTCGTCAGCGCTACGCCGACCTGAAAGCCAACGACCTAGTTGAGCTTGTTGATGAGAAGGCGGGCTCCGCCCCGCAGTAAGGGTTGAGCCATGCCAATCGTCGATCTGGAGACGGTCAAGAAACATCTGCGCGTCTTTCACGATGACGAAGACGCGGAGATTGGCATTTACCGCGATGCCGCAGAGAGCATCATTACCGAGTATCTAGACCGAGAAGTCGTCGCCATCGGCGCAACGCCGACGGCAGATGACGGCATCGCAGCCACAGCGTCCATTGTTTCGGCAATTCTGCTCGTGACCGGCGATCTTTATGAAGTTCGCGAGCCAGATTCTAAAGCTACTGGCGATACGGTCCTCCCGCGCGCAGTGCGGGTGCTTCTGGCACCTTGGCGAGTTTGGCGAACACCGGTGGAAGATTATGTGGATCCGTTTCCATGCACCATTTGACTGGCGTCAGCCAGGCTTCACCGTTGCCTACCAGCCCGGCATCTACAACGTCACGCGTAAGTGCGCCGCGGCTGCGATAGCGGCCAAAGCTGCCGAACCCACCAAGGATCGACCGAATGCCAAAACGCAAAAGAGCCGGAGCGGGATCGCTCAGTGAGCGCATTGGATTTGAGGCTGAGGTCGAGGGCGACGATGGGTATGGCGGCGTTGTGGTCGGCTTTGCGGAGCAGTTCTTCGAGGCCGCGAGGCTTGAGCCACGCGTCGGTTCTGAAACGGTCATCGCCAGCCGCCTACAAGGCTTGCAGCCATTCACCATGACTGTCCGCAGCAACCCTCGCACGCGCATCATTACACCAGCATGGCGGGCGCGGAACAAACGCACCGGCGTCGTCTACGCGATCAAGACTGCGGTCAACATCGACGAGCGTAACGAGTGGATTGAGCTGCTTGTGGTGCAGGGGGAGGCTGGATGACGATACTTGGCCTCGCGAAACTCAATCGCAAATTGAAACAGCTTCCTGCCGCTGCTGAGAAGCGAATCAAGGAAGCAATGGCGCAGGGTGCCGACGAGATCGTCGCGCTCATGAAGTCGCTTGTCGCTGTTGATAGCGGAGAGCTGCGTGACAGCATCGGCTGGACGTGGGGTGACGCTCCAAAATACAGCCAGAAAATTGCCACGGTGAAATCAGCCGACGGCAAGCTGGTTATCACGATCTACGCTGGCAACAGCAAGGTGCGCTACGCTCACCTCGTGGAGTTCGCCACAAAAGCGCACGAGAACGGTGGCCAGTTCGCAGGCACTATGAATCCGGGTACCGCGGCGCAACCATTCTTCTTCGTCTCGTACCGCGCACTGCGCCGACGCACGAAGTCGCGCATCACCCGAGCCATTACCAAATCTGCGAAAGAGGTGGCGTCCGGTGGCTGATGTAGTTCTAGAGCTTCAAGGCGCCATCATTGCGCGCCTCAAGGCAACGCCTGCCGTCACTGCGCTGGTCGGCACTCGCATTGCAGACATTCCCCAATCGACGTGGGCCAAGCCCTACATCAGCATCGGGCCGTCGAATTACGTTGCCGAACTCGTTGATTGTATCGACGGCGGCGAGGTGATGATCCAAATAGACTGCTGGTCAGACGCCACTGTACTCTCGCAAGTAAGGCAGGTCGCTGACGCGGTGCGCCGCGCGCTGCGAAATTGGGAGCCTGCGCTGGCGACCAATGCACTGGTGTCATTCGAGCCTTGGCGCACGGACTTCATTACCGACGGCAATCTCAAGCAGGCTGCCCTACGCTACACGGCGATCGTCGAAGAGCCGTAAGCGCCATCCTTTACCCCACATTTTCAGGAGGCCGTTATGGCTCAAGCAACCACCATCAAGGGGGGCAAGATTCGTGTGCTTCTTGGCAACGAAGCCGACCCTATCGTCTACACTTCGCCGTGCGGCTTTACGCAGCGATCGATCACGCTCAACAAAGGTCTCGAAGAAGTCCAGATCCCCGATTGCACCGATCCTGACAAGGTCGACTGGGTTGGCCGCGATGCCACGTCTCTGTCCATGGCGATTTCCGGAGAAGGCGTTCTCGCAGCAGAAAGCGTGGATTCATGGCTCGAAGGCTTCGAAAGCATCGACAGCATCCCCGTGAAGGTCGAATGGGAGTTCCCTGCAAAGACCATCACTTGGACAGGTCGCATGCACATCGAGAGCATGGAAGTCGGCGCCAACAACGGCCAGCGCGCAACCAACAACGTATCGCTCCAGAGCGACGGCGAGATGGTCCGCGTCACTACGCCGGTCACGCCATAATGCGTGATGGCCGTATCGAGTTCGATTGGGCAGACGGAACGTATTCGTTCCGCCTTGCCTGGGGGCAACTGGCAGAGCTTCAAGAGAAGTGTGACGCCGGTCCCTATCTGGTTCTCAATCGTCTGCACAACGGCGCTTGGCGCATTGAGGATATCACCAACATAATCCGCCTCGGTCTGATCGGTGGTGGATTGCAGCCATCTGCGGCGCTCAAGCTCGTTCGGTCTTATGTCGAAGGCCGCCCGCCAATGGAAAACCTCATCCCTGCCCAGGTCATTCTCTCTGCATCCCTGATGGGCGCGCCGGAGGAGAATGTGGGGGAGGGCGACGCAGCAAGTCAAACGGAAAACAGCTCGACGAACTCCCAAACGGAAAGCTGAGATTTGCTGCGCTCTACGGGACCGGCGCTGTGATCGGCTTTACGCCTCAGCAGGTCAATGAAATGTCTGTGTGGCAGTTCATGGCCGCGGTGGATGGCTATGTCGAGGCGAATACTCCAGACGATGGGTCGCTCACGACGAAAGAAATCGATGAGCTTTGGGATTGGGTTCAGGAGTAGGAGTTACCATCCACACTCTTTTCTTAGGGGCTTGATGGATTCTTCAAGCCCCGAGATATCAAACGTCGCCGTAAACGGACTCTCACTATATGGCGTCATCCTGACAACGATTTTTTGCCTTCCTATCATCTGCTTGATGACCGGTATTGATTTCCCTCCTCCCCACAGACCAAGCGCTCGGTTGTCGGTTGAGGCAGTACCGTCGACCTTCCTGGATTTCTCTGAGTCGACCCTATATTCGATATCACCGTAAGAAGAATAAGACCCCGAAGTCATGTGGCAATTCGTGATGAACAAAAGATCGGTTGAGTTCTCTTTGCAGCGTAATTGAAGGCTTATTTTGTCGCCTTTGTTCCAGCCACAATTGATGGTCTCGTCGGACTTTACGGACAGGAAAACCGATGTTTCGTCAGTCATCTTTGACGACTCTGTGCTGGCGTTCCATGAACCCTTGCTAACTACTACCTCGTTCTTAGGCGTTCGCCCGCTGGCTTCGTCGTAGCAAGAAAGCCGATCTAGATCTGACGCGATTTTCAAACATCCGTCGACTGTACGTCCTCCGTCTTGGCTATTTGCTGCGCCAACCCAGAGCAAAGAAAAAAACAAAGCATAGACAAATTTCAGCACGGCACGCCCCCTCTATTTTACGCGACTAATCAATATCAGGACACAATCCAAAATGGCAACAGACCTAGAGCGCCTTGTCGTTCAGCTTTCTGCTGACGTAAAGGGGTACGAGCGCGCCCTCAATAAGGCTATGGGCACCACCCAAAAGCGTGCCAACGAGATTGAGCGACGTTTCGGCGCGATGAATTCCAAAATTGAGCGGTCTTTCTCTGGGATGGGCAACCGCATCTCGTCATCACTGGACGGCGCGCTAAGATCAACTGTCGCCTTGGCTGGCACTGCTCTAGGTGTCAATGAAATCGTCAAGTACGCCGACGCCTGGACTGAGGCTGGCAATAAGATTGGCGCAGCCGCCACTTCGGCTGGCGTCCAAGCGCGATCTTTGAACGAACTTAAGGATGGCGCAAACGAGGCTCGAACCGCCTTCAGCGACTACGTGGACCTGTACGCGCGATTGATCCGATCCGCATCTGGCGTGGCGCAGTCTGAGCAGGAAATCGCCACAGCTACCGATATCGTTTCGAAAGCCTTCAAGGCTGGTGGAGCGTCCGCTTCAGAGCAGGCCGCCGGTATTCTGCAGCTTGGCCAGGCGCTTGGATCTGGTGTCCTTCAGGGCGACGAGCTTCGTTCGTTGCGCGAAAACGCACCCATTCTTGCCGATGCCATTGCCAAAGAATTCAAGACGACAATCGCGGGCCTCAAGCAGCTTGGCGCTGAGGGTAAGCTTACTTCCGATCGTGTGTTCAAGGCCATCCTGAATGCTCAGAAGCCGATCGAGGCGCAATTCAAGGCGACAAACTCGACGATTTCAGACGCAATGACGCGGCTGAACAATGAATTCACCGCCTATATTGGCAACGCAGATTCGTCAGCCGGCGCGACGGGTCGGCTTGTCGAAGCTCTCAATTTTCTGGCCGATAACTTCAAGGAAGTCGGCAATGTTGTCCTTGAATTTGCAACACTCCTTGTCGGTGCGCTGACTGGCCGTGCGCTTGTCGGGCTTGTCGCTGGTCTCGGTAACGCTGTCGTTGCATTGGGCGCATTCATTACGGCTGTACGCACTGGCGCGGTTGTTACCGGTAGCCTGGTCGCTGCACTTGGGCCTATTGGAGCGATAGCGGGCGCTGCTGCTGCTGCGATATATCTTTACGGCGACGGCTTGTCTTCAGCCGAAAGGGCGTCGATCGCAACCGAAGCTGCGATCAAAACCAATGCTACGGCGCTCGATGCTGCGAAAGCATCATCTGAAGGCTACACCAGGGCGCTTCGCAACCAGATTGCCATGCAGTTGGAGGTGGCAAAATCTGAGGCTGCTGCTGCGTCTTCATACGCGGACGCTGCGACAGAGCGGGCTGTCGCGTTCACTAAGTATGCATCCATGCTCGGCGTCACTGCGAAGTTCGATCCTTTCGAATACGCTGCGAACCAAGCTGAGAAGGCGGTTGTCCGGACGGCCAATGCTGCGACGGCTCTCCAAATGCAGTTAGATGAGGTCGATAAAAACCTGAGCAAGGATACCGGCTTCGGCAAGGGCTCAGGCGCGACGCCGTCCGATAAGACAAAGGCTCCTAAGAAGACTGCGGCTGACAAGTTTCGAGAGGATATCCAAGCGGTCAAAGACCGCACTGCTGCTCTCATTCAAGAACAGTCAACGGTCAACCTCGGCTATCAGGCGCAAGAGAAGCGCAGACTTGCTCTTGATCTTGAGCAGCAAGCTTTGGCCGATCTTCGAGAAGAGGCGCGGAAGAAGGGTCAGAAAGACCTAGAAAACATCCGGTTGTCACCTGCTCAGGTTGCCGCCATTGATGAGGCGTCCACGGCTTACGCAAAGCAAGCTGACATTCTTCGACAGGTCGAAGAGGCACAGCAGAATGCGCAGGATTCCGCGCAGGAATTTTACGATACCGCTCGCAGCGGATTCGCTGACGTTATCCTGGGGGCTCAAAGCCTTGGGGATGCGATAAAGAACCTGACGAACAAGTTTGCTGAGCTTTTGCTCAATAGCGCTTTCGACGACATCTTCGGCGCCAAATCCGCAACGAGCAGCGGTGGGTGGCTGACAAGCCTCTTTAAGGGAATTGGCTTCTCTGGTGGCGGCTACACCGGGGACGGTGGCAAATACCAGCCCGCGGGCGTTGTCCATAAAGGCGAGTATGTCTTCGACAAAGCGGCTGTTGCTGCTGCTGGCGGTCCTGCCGCTATGGAAGCGATGCGGCGAGGTCTGAAGGGCTACGCTAACGGCGGTGCGGTCGGGGTTTCAGTGCCGACATTGCCGAGCATGAAGCCAGCAAACAGCAATTCTGCGCCAACCATTACCTTCGCACCTGTGATCGACGCGCGTGGCGCTGACCAGGCTGCTGTCGCTAGGCTTGAGACCGTTGTTGCCAAGCAGAACAGAGAGTTCGCAGCAAACGTCCTGAAGGTCATGGGCCAGGTAGGTCCGCGCGGCGTCAAGATTTAAAGGCCCAACCCACATGGCAGAAACATTACCGGTCGGCCTGAGATATGGGCCGACCTATCCTAAACTCATGCGCTCAACCAGCGTGTCGAGATACGGCAATCGCGCCATTTCCTTCATGGAAACCAGCGACCCGTTCTGGCAGGTGGCGATGCGGGTCGTAGCTTTGAGCAATGCCGATCGGCAGAAGCTTGAGGCATTCATCTCGCGTTGTCGGGACGGCATGGTGACGGTGCTTTATACGCCAAAGCATGTGTGTCTGCCGCAAGCCTACTGGGGCAATCCGACCGCGCCAGCCATTCTCGATACCGGCGTGCTGGCGTCAATCAGCGGCAACCAGCTGACCGTCAACAGCGTCACCAACGGCCTAAAGCTGACGGAAGGCGATCTCATCGGCTTCAGCCAGGGCGACTACAACACCATCGTTCGTGTCGTGCAGGACACCACCGCTGCTGGCGGAGTGATAACCATCAAGGCCGAGCCGTTTCTGCCGTCCTATATCACGGCCGGCGCGAGTGTCGTCTTCAAGAACCCGGTCATGAACATGCGCCTAGTGCCGGATAGCTACGATTGTCCTGATGACTTCCGCCCGACGGCGACATTCACGCTTATCGAGGTGCCGCGCTAATGGCTTTCCCAACACGACTGCAGCAGCTGCTCAACGAGGGCAGGGTGAAGATCGGCTCGGGCGTCAAGTTTGAGTTTGGCACTGGCACCTATGGCTTCTTCTCGGGCAAAGGCACGCTCGATTACAATGGGCTGACCTACAAGGGCAATTCGATCATCGAGATTGATGAGCCAGCCTTCGCCCTCGGGACCACAGCCAATCCGGTGACCATGCGGTTGCCGGCGCGATCCGACTTTGACTTGACGCCAGACAAGCTGCTTCTGATCGAAGAGGAAGAATACAAGGGGCGCCCCGTGACGCTCTACGACTTCTATTTCGATCCCGATAACAACGCTTTCCTGCGCGCAGAGGCGACCTTCTACGGCTACGTCGATACCATCGACCACCGCGAAGAGAACGGCGATGCCTGGCTCGAAGCCAACATAGAAACCGAAGCTATCGATAATTTCCGCGAAGGTTACCGATACGCCAGCCATGAAGACCAGCAACTGGTCTCGGCAGGCGACATGTTCTTCGAACACGCTGCGAGGCTGAAAAATGAGTATTTTAAGTTCACGTTCGATCCGGGTTGATAGTTGGGACCGTCGGCTTGAAGAAATTGCCTCTGCGCAGATATCGGTTTTGCCTGAGTGGGGCAATTCTGACTGCCTTCTGTCCACATCGCAGGCCATTGAAGCTGTTGTCGGTTTCGACCCGCTGAAGAAGTTTCGCGGCAAATATACGACCGAGGCTGGTGCCGCCAAAGCCATGCGCCGCAACAAGTGCCAGAACGTAAAGGATGTGTTTGAGACTTACCTGGGGCTCGAACCTGTCAACCGTTTTGCTGCACGTCGCGGAGATGTTGGGGTGACCCTCATCAACGAGGAATTTGTGGCCGGTTACATCTGCTTTCATGGCTTTGCCGTGAAGCAACCTCAGGGAACCATATTCCTGCCTCTGGATCAAATCCACCAAGCTTACAAGGTAGGCGCATAGCTCCATGCCATTTTTAGCACCTATCGCAGCCGCGATCTCAGCAGGGATAGCGAGTGTTGCCGCTTGGCTATCAAGCACGTCCATCCTTGCTGGTCTGGCAAAGACTGCATTTGCCATTGCAGCTTCATACGCCGTCAATGCTCTGTTCAAGCCAAAGACGCCCAGCACGTCTGCCCAGATTCAGACCGAATACGGGGCCAATACTCCGCGCACTGTGGTTCTGGG